TTATGTGCCATCTTTTCAATAGTTTTGTCGGGTAAGTGTTTGAACTTTGTTGCGTTGCGTAACATGTTAGTTGCTTTAATAAGTTGCAACCAATTTTCATTAATGATTTCTTTTATATTCATGAACTTATCCTCTTATTCACAACGTTCCAATCTATGATGCGCCAAATATTTGTTAAGTATTTTGTTTTATCTGCTTGATAATCTAATGCCCAAGCATGTTCCCACATATCAACTAGCAAAGCGATATTTGATTTAGTAGTGTGGTTTTTAATTACGTTAATACTACCTGTTGTGCTCATATAACACCATCCAGATCCTTGGATGCTTGTAGCAACGTCTTGGAATTTTGTCTTAAAGTCGGTAAACGACTTGTGTTTATCTTCTATAATTTCCAATGATATACCAGTAGGACGATTACTGCTTTTAGGATTACTAAACTGACTAAAGAATGTATTGTGTAGTACTGCTCCAGCATAGTTAAAGTCTCTATCACCTTCTTTATTGTTGTAACGATCTACATAACCTTTTGCTAACTTACCGTAGTGGTAATTTATTGTTGCTTTTGACATCACTGGAGTTAATCCATCTTTAGCAATGGGTAATTTCTCTAGTTTGATTTCACTTTGTTTTTTTTCTGTAGCATGCTCGTCTTCTACAAGCTCTATCCAATTGAACAATGACATATCTTATCCAATTACCCACATTAACGGTTGCGAACCGTCTGTAAAGTTCTTCAAGTCTTCAATCAATTGCATCATTTCAGCAGTTGCTTCTGCTTTAAGTTGAGAACCGTTCAATGCTGTTCCGCCTTGTGGACCACTAATACTAGCAAACTTCTCACGTGCTTCGCCCATAATCTGTTTTGCTGAACTGTATGTGTACTCTCTTATCCATTGACTTGTTTGGAAATCCTGCAATAACGTAGTTTCTAGTTTATTGTTATATGTCCATAACAATATAACTTCGCCGTCTCCTTTTGGATTTCTAATTAGACGTAATTTACGTGATACAGGTTCGTACGTGTAATTCATGTATGCGCCAAACATTCTTGCCGCCATCTCTACGTACTCTGTGTAAAGTTCGTATGTTGCTAATCCGCCAGTGTGAGTAAAGTTAAGAAGATAAACGTTTAATGTTGCTGAACTGAATGGGTCAAAACTTGTAGAAGATGACCCGTTTGAACTTCCCATAGTACGTCTAAACACTTGTCTTACGTGCGTAATGCCAGCAGGAAGTGTGTATTCGTTAACACCTGATTGCAATTCTACCCAAGTATAACTTTCTTCGGTTGAGTTTTGAGCACGTTGTCTATATGTGCCTAGTGCATTTTTATATGCGATTTCATAATGTGCTGGGTCAAGTTCTAAGTCAATTATACCGTCGCCTAAACGTAGTGCGGTATAATCAAATATATCTTGTTTTAGTTCTGTTAACGTTGGCATATGACAAACTCTTAATGTTTATCATATATTTATGCTTAAAATTTAGTTAGTTAATAGTTGAGTTGTTCTGCTCTGTGATCGTGCTCTTTGCGTTGCCAATTAGCAACTTCTTCTTGTGTCATTACAGTTAAACTCCACGGACCTTCTGCGTACTCTTGCACATCTTCTACTAAGGTAGCAAGTGCATCTAAGGTAGCATCAATCTCGGTTAAACTAGTTGATTCAAATTGGTCGCAATCTCTGCCCCAACGTTCAATTGATACTTTGCCATCAACGCCGTTGTCTTCGATAAGTTTGCGCCATGCCCAAACGTTATCCTTTGACTCCATAGTAATTGTACGGTTGTGGGTGTCATGGTGACGTCTAGCATATTCTTGTTCTTCTTCTTCGTATGTCATGTTATTTCTCCATTATTAAGCAATAGTAGGTTGTTTACTTATTGATTCTACTTCTGAGTAGGTGTATGTTGTCCATTGGTTATCTTCAAATACATAAAAGTATTCACAAATAGGATAATGTTCTAACAAATCCTGCACTTTTGGTACTTGTAATGGTTTTACATCATTCCAATCATCGCCACGGTCTCTGTTGTAAAAGATACAGTCAGTTAATGTATCCCCAATAACACTTGCATCTCCCATTTCAATAAGTTCCCTCACAGACTCTATATTAGTGTAGTTTCCTTTAAGTGATTCGCCTAAGCCTTCTGGATATCCATCCCAATGTTGGTAGATACTCAATACACTTCCATCTTCATTCCTAATACTTACACATGCTCTTGTTGACATAATTTTCTCCTTTATTTTGTTAATACGTAATCTTTGTTCCACTTACCAACATTGATTTCAACATAATGTCCTACATGGAAGTAGTCAGTCATTGCATCGCTCTTATCAAAATTGTTAAGGTTCAAGCACTCGTTTGCGATTTCTAAAATCTCCTTTCTCTCGCCTGTAAAGTAGTCTTCGATGTGATAGTTGTTTACACCAACGTACTGTCTAGTGCCTACTTCATCTCTGTAGTTTGGGTTAGACTTAGCATTGTTGTAATAGTCGCTAATGAAGTCAACTGAACCTTTGTTAATGTTTAATACAATTGTTGAGTGATTGTCTACTGCTAATGAGTACTTAATATCGTAACCGTTAAGTTTCTCTTTAAGTAACTTTGCGATTTCTTTTTTCTTCTCTTGGTTCATGTAAGCCATTTTTTATTTCCCTTTGTTGTTTTGTTAAGTGTATTATACTACCACTAGGTTAAAATGCAACCTTTTTCTTTACTTTGGTTATTAATATACTCTTGTGTTTAAGTGTACACTTAATCCATACGTGTGTCAACGTATGCTTTAATGCCATTTGCGTTCAGTACTTCAGCATATGCTTCTGCACCTGCTTCTTTAGCGTACATGTCTTGTGTATGATTACCTGAAGGATTCCATACTTTGCCTACCATGCCAACTTGTGATAGTAGTTTTCCTAATTTAGTGCGTCCGTCTGATGGAATTGAAACCCACGCAAATCCACATGGCCATCCTTCGCCGTGGTTATTAATATACTCTTGTGTTTTTTTAGCCGCCTGCTGAGTTGCTACTTTTTGTACTTTTTCTAAAAATTTTGCATCTAACTGTTCCATGATCATATCCTTTTTGTTGTTTCGTTAAGTGTATTATACTACAACTAGATTAAATTGCAACCTTTTTCTTTACTTTGGTTATCTTAATGCTTCTCTTACATTTTTTGGTGCTTTATGAAGTGTTCCGTAGTACGAACGTGCCATGTTTTTAATAACACGTTTTACTTTGGATACTTTATGTGTGGTGTCTTCCATGAATTCCTGTTCAGTAGTTAACACTTTAATAACACGAATTGGATGATCTAACAAAATAAGATGCATCCACTTTCTACTAACTTTAACAGTTAACGCATAACGTACTGTGTGATTAGTTTTCTTTGCTTGATACTTGACTACGTTCATACTACCTCCTTAACTAAAACCCTATAATGTGCTTTTTGAATGTTGTATCCGCCTGCGATAATAGAATAAACATTTACTGTTGCTTCTTCGCCGATTACAGTGCCGTTAATTGAACCGTCTGTTCCGATAGTTAAATTAACATCTTTAATCTCGCCTGACTTCTTTTCAATTCTAGCAATAAATTGTACCTTCTTTGATTTAACTTCTTTATCAAGTACCTTATCTAAGAACTGTGTGCCACGCTTTTGATTGTAATCATAACTTACATTTGATAAAATATATAAATCTGATTTAGTTTGTTTTTTATTAAATGCTTTAAGTGCATCTTGTGCTTCTACATAATCTGGGTTAAGTACTTGGTTTGGACTAACTGCATTGTAGTTGTACTTCTCCATTAACGTCCATCTAGCATTGTGCAACTTACGTTGCTCGTTGTATAAGTCTGTGTAGTAAGTGAATGATGCTTTTCTCCATGTTGCTAAGAAAGTGTCGATTGCTTTTGTGTTTTGCATTTTAACCTATATGTTATGCTGTTGTGTTAAGTGTATTATACTACAACTAGGTTAAAATGTAAACCTTTTTTAGAAAAAGGTTGAAAATATATATATATATTAATTAAATATTTTAAGAATTACGATGTTTTCGTTGAATCTGCCTGATGTTTTTGTCTCAACTGCTTTGATATCACTAAAAAACTTCCTAGAATTAGGTTTACTTGCTGATTTGAACTCTTTTAACTGTTCTTTTGGCTTTCTTAGTGTTTTAATACATGATTCAGATGCACTGAACCCAATAATAGTGCTATTTTTGACAGTTAGGCCACCTGATAACTCATCTGCTTTGTAATAATGCAGTTTTCGTTTCTTTGTATCGTACGCAAACATCTCTTTAGACTCAGGAATCTTAACAGGAGATAAACTATCCAAATTAAACTCATTGTCTCGCTTCTGGTACTTTAATTTACTTACTAATTTAGCAATAGGTATTATTTTCTTCTTGGGCTTTGCTCTTGTTGACTTTTTGTATGTTACATAACTATGTAAATCGTGTATAACAAGTTCACAGAACTTAATTAAGTTGCGTATTTGGATCTTTCCAAAATTACTATACGATTCCAATAGATCCTTGTCGTCTGTTGTTTGCAGTTCTTCAAACTCTTTCTTTTGTCGTTCCCAAGGTTCTATTAATAACGGAACATGCTGTGGTAACATCGTAGATAACATTAATGTAGCAATTGGTTTAATTTTATGTTTTACTGAAATACCACTAGCGATGTAATCGTCTAACAAACCTTCTAAATCTCCACCGACTGCCATTGCACGTTCTCTCATAATTTCCTGAACATTTGGTTTTTTGGGCTTATTTGCGTTTTCTTCTTCTTTAATATGTGAGATTTTGTCAGCTAATTCCAATAGACGCTTAATATCATTGTCAATTATTTCCAATTCAACATCCAATAATTCAAACCCATTCATTGACATTTTTGCAAGCCATGCAATAGACTTATTAAACTCTTGATCGGGTGCTTTTTTGATTAACTTTGCACTGTCTTTGTCTTTATGCTTGGATAAGTAATCACATAGTATTAACTTTGCATCTTTATAACTATTGAAGTAATTGTAATAACTAAATGTTTTTATTTTTGTTATTCTTCTTTCTTCGTCTGTAGGTTGAGATGTTGAATCCCAGCTGGGCTCACTGCCTATACCTTGTTGATCTAATGTTTTTCCTCTAGCCATTTAATGTATTCTATGTTTTAGTAGTTAGTTATATTAGTTGCAGTATTTTATGCATTTATCGAGGCCGTATTTAAATAAATGTAAAAAAGTAAAAAATAATCTGCATAAATACAAGATATACGAAATTAACACAATAATAGTGCTATTTTTGACAGTTAGGCCA